GACACAATGATCCATAAGGTCCTTGTTGTATGTATCCGTTTAAATCATGGAATGTTTCAATTCTGTCTTCATTTGCTAAATAAGTAAATTTCTCAATTATCATGCCATTCGTAGTAAAAGTAGGTTCAGGGTATAATGACAATAAATTTGGTTGCATTTTATGTATCGATCTAGGTATACTATCTAACCAATCATTTGTTATATCCAACATTAATCTCAGAACTTCATCACTTCGATCAGTAACCGAATTTATTTTATTAATAAATTTTGTATATTTATCATTAGGTCGATTTTCTGCTTCTGGTTGCATGTGATTTTTTAAAACTCTTGCATATGATGGATATTTAATGGATCTATAATATTTTTTAAAAACCTCACCTTTTGTGGTATCTTCAACACCAATATCTGTAATATACCATAATCCATCCTGATCAACCTTTAATTCAGGTGATCTTTTTATGTTAATTTTGTTAACTGAGGCAAATCGATGAATATCTTGTATCCATTCTTTACCAAACATTCGATATAATTCAGGATGAAAAGCAGTTAATTGAGCATGACCAATGTTTCTTTCTAATGAAGTTTTAATCCATTTTGGTTTATAATTATAATAATGTTCACCTGGGATACGATGTTTAACTTCTTGACCATTACGATTAAATAAAGTTCCATCGGTTCTCGCTTGGAACCATCTAAATGAAGTTCGACGTAAAAACATTGCGGATGTGTCATGATAAATAAAGAATGTTGGTAAATTTTGTAAAGAGTCATAAGTAATTTTTGGCATTAATAGTCTGCCAGTAACATGTTTTTTAATTAATGATTTTAACTGTTCGGTTTCTTTCGGTGAAGAATTTAACCATTGACAACGTTTAGAAAGATATGTTAATTTTGTGATATCATCAGCTTCATCAATGTCTAAAAATATACCATAATATTGTAATGCTTCTTGCATTTTAACTTGTTCTTTAGGACTTAAATTTCTCCAATTGAGTACCCAAGCTGAATCATCACCAGTATTGAAAAGAATATTTTTTTTAAAAAAATCCATTGGGGATTTGTTATAACCGTGGTATCTACACCAACCTGCGATAATATTGGCCTTAAAACCCCAAGTATTATCCCAAGATGTTGCGCTCTGACCAGTTGCACCACCACGATTTTTATAATGAAGACGTTGAATTATGTCAGTATTTTGGCTTAATTCAGTCAATAAAGAAGTAAATTGTTTAGGAG